GCCACCGATAAGAAAGAAGAATCAAAGCCGGAGCAGAAAGCCGAAGAACAAGCCAAGCCGGAAGAAAAGAAGGAAGACCCGATCCCCAAAGGCGTCCAAAAGCGCATCGACAGGGCGGTACGGGAGAAGTACGAGGCCCAAGCCGAGGCCAAGATGCTCAAGGAACGGCTTGACCGGATTGAGCAGAACATCCAAGAAAGAGTTGCAAAGCCTATTGACAATTCTGAACCAAGGATAGATAATTTTGATGACTTCGATCAATACGTAGCGGCGAAGGCCGAATGGATTGCGTCGAAGAAGATCAATGAAACTCTGAATGAGCGCGAACGGCGTTCAGCAGAGGAGCGTGCGGCAGCAGCGCACTACCAAGCTGTTGATGGTTGGAACCAGAGGTTAGAGAAGGCCACGGCTGAATTGCCGGACTTTAAGGAAGTCATTGAATCGAGCGATGTGCCGATGAGTGACTTCATGCGGGACGCGATTATCGACAGCGATCTCGGGCCGAAGGTAGCTTACTGGCTTGCCAACAATCCCGACGAAGCAAAGAAAATCGCATCTATGTCCCCATTGGCGACCGTCAAGGCGATTGGTCGCATTGAAGAACGATTGGAGAGCCAAGCGAAGGCTCCCAAGAAACCAACAGCCGCTCCGGCACCGCTGAAGCCAGTTGGAGGTAAAGCGTCAGTACAGAAAGACCCAGGTCAAATGTCTGATGCGGAATATCTCGAATGGCGAAAGAAGGGCCGAGCATGATGATGTAACTCTTTGAAAGGAAAGCAAAGTGTCGAATACATTGAAATTCATCGATATGGTTGCGCGTGAAGCGCAGGCCATCGCGCATGAAAAGTGCACGTTCATCGGGACTACTGATAAGCAGTACGATGATTCGTTCGCTCAGAAAGGCGCAAAAATCGGTTCCGCTCTCCGCGTCCGCAAGCCGAACCAATACACCCGCACGCAAGGTTCCCGCGTCATGGATGTGCAGGATCAGGACGAAGCCGTGCAAAGCATCACTCTGGCGACTCAGGATCACGTCGATATGCGGTTCAATTCTGCTGAACTGACCCTCGACACTGATAGCGTGGATGATGTTGCCCGTTTCAGCAAGCGGTACATCCAGCCTGCCATGTCGGTTCTGACTTCAGGTATCGAAGGTGATTTCCTTGCCTACGCTACCAAAGCGACGTATCAGGTTGCTGGAACTGCTGGCTCTGCGATCAACTCGCTGGTTGCTCCTGGTGCAGCGCGTGCCAAACTGAATCAGTCGCTTGCCCCCAAGGGTGAGCGGAACATTCAGATGGACAGCGTAACGATGGGCGCTCTGGTTAATGGCGTGGCGGCTTACTTCAACCCGTCAAATGCCATTGCCGAGCAATACCGTGAGGGTCTGGTTGCCCGTACCTCGATGGCTGACTACTACGAGAACGAGCGGGTATGGACTCTGACCAACTCGGACGACGTAACCGCTAACACAAACGCCGATGGCCTCGTAACTGACGGCGGCAACACTATCGCCGTGGGTGACGATCTGGCGGCTGCCAAGCAGGTAGTCGGCTCGGTATTTACCGTGGCTGGTGTCTATGCCTGCCATCCTGAAACCAAGGCGCCGTATCCGCACTTGCAGCAATTCACTGTCACTGCAACTGGCGCAGTAAGCGTGACTGTCTCGCCGACCATCTACATGACCGGCGCGAAAAAGAATGTCTGCACCTCGACCGGCGCCGATGTGACGGCTGCAACCTTCAACGAGGCCGCGCTTACGTTCGTTGGTGCCGCTTCTACCAGCTACATGCAATCGCTGATGTATCACAAGGAGGCGTTCCAGTTCGTGTCTGCTGACCTGCCGCTGATGGATGACGCACATAAGTGTACGCGCAAGGTGCAAGATGGCCTGTCGCTGCGCTGCTGGATCGCGTCCGACATCCGTAACGATGAACTGCTCATGCGTATTGACATTCTGTACGGTTTTGCTGCACTCCGTCCCGAATGGTCTTGCCGCATGATCGGCTCGGCGGCTGCTTAACCAATAACGGACTGAAAGGAGATAGATATGAGTTCCGTTGAACAAGTTACCTACAACTCGCCCGATGGGGCCACGATGGGCAAGGGTGCTACCGAGAAGATTTCTTTCTACGGTACTACGCCGGTTGTCCAACGTACTGCCGCGATTGCAACCTCTGCGGTTGGTACTGCGTCGTCTGCTGATGTGACGACTGGCCTGAAGGCTGCGGTTATCGACATCATGAATACCCTAGAGGCTCTTGGCCTTTGGGCTGGTTCGGATGCTTGATAGCGGCATGTAACAGAGAAAGGGGCGGCGCAAGTCGCCCCTTTTTATATGGGGACTGCATGAAACTAGCTCTTTGCGTACCAACGATCCGTCGTCCGTATCAGCAATTGTTGGACTCCATCAAGGCCGCTGTACCGGCTCTTGACGAGGCTGGTATCGAGCATCAAATGGTGTCAGAAGTAGGCAACCCGTATGTAAGCCAAGCCCGCAACGTCATGCTACGCAAGGCGCTGGATGCCAAGGCGGATACCATCGTTTTCCTAGACCACGACGTTTCCTTCGGGCCAGAAGACCTACTCAAGCTGGTAAAGACCGAGGGCGACGTGGTAGCCGGAACGTACCGATTCAAGCGGGAAGCCGAGGAATACATGGGTACGCTATTCACCGACAAGGAAGGCTACCCGCGAGGCCGCAAATCTGACGGGGCGCTGCACGCCCAATGGGTTCCGGCAGGGTTCCTCAAAGTGACGGATGGCGCAGTGCACAAGTTCATAGAAGCCTACCCTCACCTGCTTTACGGCAAGCGGTACGCCCCGCACGTCGATCTGTTCAACCACGGCGCACACAATTGGGTTTGGTACGGTGAGGACTACGCCTTCTCGCGGAACTGGAACGATTGCGGGGGCATGATCTGGCTGGTGCCGGATTTGAACATTACCCACCATTCCGAGACGCAAGCCTATCCCGGAAACTTCCACAACTACCTGCGCCATAGACCGAACGGCGATCTCCATAAAGGAAATCTATGAAAACCGTACTGCACGTCGGATGCGGAACACAGCCGATTCACGACTTTCTGGACGGTTACAAGGAAGTTAGGCTCGACATTGACCCTAGCGTGAATCCTGACATTGTTGCCAGTTTGACGGATTTGGGCGAAATTGGCGAGTTCGATGCCGTGTATGGATGCCATGTCCTTGAACACTTGGCACCGCATGAAGTAAAGAAGGCCATTCAGGAGTTCAAGCGGGTGCTGAAGTCCGGCGGTATGGTGATAATGATAGTGCCTAATCTGGACGGCGTAAAGCCCACCAGAGAGGTTCTATACCAGTCCGAGGCGGGGCCGATTACCGGGCTGGATATGTACTACGGCAAGGAGTCGCTTGTCGAGGAACACCCCTATATGGCGCACAAGACCGGCTTCGTTGCCGAAACGCTGCAACAGGCACTAGAGGCCGAATTCAAGCCTGTTAGCGTAAGAACGCTGGCCGGATACAACCTACTTGGAATAGGAGTAAAAAATGCCATTCATGTCACACCCTGAACATGGGTATCACCAAGCGACCGAGGCCGAAGTGCCGGAAATGGTCAAAAACGGATGGAAATTGGACGTCCACCCGTATGACAAGTCGCGGGAAGCCATAAGCCAGCCTCCCCTTGCAATAGAAGGAAATAATGCTACAATCCAGTCACAACCTGCGCCTGTACGCCGTGTTGGACGCCCGCGCAAAGCGGATGACGGTGTAGTTATTTAGGATGAGCGATGGCAACTGCTCAGACAATCATCAACAGGGCATTACGGCTGATTGGCGCAATCAGTTCCGGTGAATCCCCTACCTCAGACGAATCCAACGACGGCCTGATAGCACTCAATGCCATGCTTGAATCATGGCAACTTGATCGGCTTACTGTATTCGCCTTCCAAGACAAAACCTTCACGCTAGTAGCTGCTGACGGCTCCATCACGTTAGGCGCGGCTGGAAACATCACAACCCGCCCTGATCGCATCGAGTCCGTGCATATCACGGCAAGCGGGACAGACTATCCGGTTACGATGGTTACGGCTGGAGAGTGGTATTCAATTGCCAGCAAGACGGTTCAAAGCGACATTCCAGAGTACGGCTATTACGAGCCTAGCTACCCGCTAGGAATTCTGAATCTGTGGCCCGTACCGAGTGCGGCCAATACGCTGCACGTCGTAATGTGGACGCCATTCACGGCGTTTGCTTCGCTATCCACTGCCGTTTCATTGCCGCCCGGATACGAGCGTGCCTTGGCGTATAACTTGGCGATTGACATTGCGCCGGAGTACGAGAAGAAGGTTTCAGACGAGGTTGCCAAGGGCGCTAACGACTCGCTTGCAGCTATCCGGCGCGGTAACAACAGGCCGATGATCGCCGGGACTGACTTGCCGTTCCTGATTGGCAACGGGCGCGGTTCGAATATCGTTGCGGATACGCCGTGAG